TCTACATCCAGGTGTGGATGAACCCTCCGGTGAATCATTAGGAGATGTAAGCCCCGTATCCAGCGGCAGTAAGAGACGCGACTTCACCAGCGTCCACAGGGTGGATGTGTCCACCCTGATAAATCTTGACAACCTGACCGACATCGCGCTGGTCTACCTCGCTGTAAGTGCCGTCGTTGAGCAGGTACACGTTGCGCCCGCGCGCCTCAGGCTTGTAGAACCGCCATAGTCGGGCTGCTGGTCCATAGGCAAGACCATCTCCGTACCGGACGAAGTCGTCAGTGGGTGGTGAAAAAACAGACATCGAGAGTAGGTGGGGGACGGCGGTGGAGGTAGCCGCCGCCCCCCTTCCTACTGTAGCAATCGGCTAGTTCGAGCCGATGCTGGACGACGACTCGATGCGTCCGAGCGACTCCTCACGGAATCGACCGTAGCCACCAAGCCAGTGCCAACCGGTCGGGTTGAACCGACGCAGCACGTCGACGACTGGGCCCTCGATGACGCGCGGGAACGGACCGTTTCCGTCCACCATCGAGTAGGCCTTTGCCAGCGACTGGCGACCCATCACGTGGGTGCAGTAGACGTCAACCGTGGCGGTCGAACCGGTCGACGAACCCGAGCCGTTCGAGGCATCCTCGAACACCTTGGCGCGCGGCGTCTCAATGAAGCGAACCGACTCGAACGTGCCGATCTCGCCCATGTAGATGTTCGCGGTGTCGACGGCTACGTGCGGGGCGTTCCACGACGCGTTGCCGGTCTCGCGGCGCAGGTCGTAGGAAACGTCCGGGTGGATGAACCCGATGTAGTAGCCGTTGAACGTGACCACGTTCTTCTTGCGCAGCGAGGCCGTCATCTTGCGGATGTCGTTCGCCGTGATGATGTCGTCCGAACCCACCGTCGCCCGGGTCGTCGGCAGCGAAGCGCCACCCGAACCGTAGAAGATGTTCTGGGTACCGGCAGCGAGTACGTCACGGATGATCTTGTCGACCGAGTCACCAGCGTTGTAGCCAATGATGTTCGCCGCTGCCATGTCAACGTCAAGGAACGACGTGCCACGCAACTTTGCGGTCGTGTTGATCGCGTTACCGTACTCAGCCAAGGTCACCGTGACCTGCGAGTCGCTCATCGCAACCGGGGTTACGTCGAGGATCTCGTTGAGCGGCGTCGTTGCAGCGTCAAGGTCCGCGTACTTCGTGAAGATGACCGATGAACCGGGCATCGACTGAGCCGTGGGCTGGACGTCAGCAACCTGATCGAAGAGCAGTTCCGAGCGGAGTGCGAAGTACGCAACCTGCTCGTATGCAGCCTGACTTACGTCAAGCGAACTGACCTGTGTATATGCCATGTCTTACTTTCCTTCCGGATATCCCGGAGGGCTTACCCGCCGGGGTTAGAGGTGTTCTGCTTCTTGCCTGGCCTGGGCCAGCAGTTGCATAACCTCGTCCGGAGACTTGGCTTTCTTGATCCGTTCCACGTAGTCGACGGGTGCTTCACTCGTCTCGTTAGCCGTCACCGCTGCACCAATCCGAGACCAGGCATTCCGTTCCTGGCTTACGACCTGCTGCACCTGCTGTGTCTGCTGCTGGATGAGATTCGCTTCTTGCGCCGCCTTACGAATAGCCTCGGTTTCCAACTCCCCGTCATAGGCCTTGATGAAGTACTTAGCCATCGGGTTCTCGGAGTTGACTCCGGCCTTCAGGAAAGCAAGTTCACGTTGGGCCTGGGAAGCCTGCGCAAGGAGTTCGTCCTTCCGCTTGTTCTCGGCCTCCAGTTCACGCATTCTGGCGCGTACCGGATTCTTCGTATGTGGTTGGTCCTCGACTGCCTCGTCTTCGAAATCGAAGTTCGCGTCTGTCATGACCCACTCCTTCTGCCCACATCCAGGGTGGAGGTTCCCTAGATGGCTGCGAATCTCACCCTTGTACACACAGAAGGTCGGGGCTTCTCCTGTGGTGTCCCTCTTGGAACGAGGGGACTATATCAAACTACTGCGCTTTGCCGACGCCA